GACTATCACGTTTTTGATAAAGACTGGTATATAAATTTTAAATCTTTTGGTTTGGATTGGGAAATATGTTCATGTCCTCAGTATTTGATTACTGGAGCCAGAAACCCAATGGATTGGTCACTTTGGGACAAGCCAGACCATGGCAGGGCATGGTCCCTTGACTATGACGACTGGTCTCAAACTCAATACATGTATATCTCCGGCGGATTTTTTATAGTTAAGAAACACGTTCTGCAACAAGAGCCTCTTGATGAATCTCGAGGTTGGAACGAAGAAGAAGATGTTGAATGGTCCATGAGGGTACGCAACAAGTACGTCATGAAATGTAATGGCGGAAGCGTTGTCAGACACAATAAATGGCATCGGCATGCCGGTCCGGAGCCTCAATGAAAAGTCAGAAACTGATTATATTTGACCTTGACGGAGTTCTAATAGATTCCCGTGATGTTCATTACGAATCATTAAACCAAGCCCTCTCTCTAGTTGGAGAAGAATTTCTTATTTCACGTAGTGAACATCTGTCTACTTTTGATGGACTCGGAACCTCAAAGAAGCTAGAAATGCTCACCTCTATGAAGGGGCTTCCAAAAGATTCCCATTCAGAAGTCTGGGAAAACAAACAAAAGTCAACGATTGAGATACTGAGCTTATTGCCTAGAAACGCAAACGCTATAGACATTATGCAAACCCTAAAAGCAGATGGGTGGAAAATAGCGGTTGCTAGCAACGCAATTCGTGAAACAGTGATTACTGCCCTCAATGCAATTGGGGTGCTGCACATGGTTAGTCACATCATGAGCAACGAAGATGTAAAACATCATAAGCCTCATCCAGAGATGTACTGGCAGTGCATGATTAACTGCAGCGCTACTCCATCTTCAACAATTATCGTCGAAGACTCACACATAGGCAGAGAGGGAGCAACCGCTTCTGGGGCTCACCTTTATGCAATAAAAGACTCATACAGCCTAGATAAAGAAAGATTATTACGAATGGCATCAGAAATTAATGCAAGCCAAAGAACAAATGTTGCGTGGAAGAACGAAAAGATGAACGTTCTTATTCCTATGGCTGGAGCCGGTTCACGGTTCTCCCAAGCTGGATACACGTTTCCCAAGCCTCTCATCGAGGTTCATGGCAAGCCAATGATTCAGATGGTGGTCGATAACCTTAATATCGATGCCCATTTCATCTTTCTCGTACAGAAAGAGCATTACGAAAAATATAACCTCAAGCAAGTATTGAGTATTATTAAACCTGGATGCGAAATAGTAATTGTTGACGGCATGACAGAAGGGGCAGCATGCACGACCCTTCTCGCTTCTGGTCTTATAGATAATGACGCACCTCTCCTTATGGCAAACTCTGACCAGTTAATCGAGTGGAACAGCAACGAATGCCTATACGCGTTTGATGCAGATGAAATTGACGGCGGAATACTTACATTTAAAGCAACTCACCCAAAGTGGTCTTATGCAAAAATAGGAGAAGATGGGTTTGTTGATGAAGTTGCTGAAAAAAATCCAATATCAGATAATGCCACAGTAGGTGTTTATTACTGGAAGCATGGCTCTGACTATGTTAAATACGCAAATCAAATGATTGAAAAAAACATAAGAACCAATAATGAGTTCTATGTTTGTCCTGTCTTTAATGAAGCAATTCAAGACGGCAAGAAAATACGAATCAAAGAAGTTTCCGAGATGTGGGGAATCGGAACACCGGAAGACCTTAATTACTACCTGGAGAACCACAAGTGAAGAAAACAAAAACGGACTACTTGTCCATGCAAAATCAATATTATGACGAATATGCGAGTCAGTGGTCGCTGTCTTTCAGGGACCCTGTAGTTGGTTCGTACGATGCTCACAATAACTGGTCAGACTATGACACAGTTTTGTTTAAGGACTTTGACACAAACGGTTTAGTTGCTCTTGAATATGGATGTGGTCCAGGACGAAACCTTGTGAAGTTTTCTGACCGTTTTGCAAGAATCGACGGAGTAGACATCTCTGATATCAATATTGAAAAAGCAAAGATAAATCTAGAACATAACAATATTTTTGACTCAAACCTTTACGTCACAAGTGGTGACAATTTGTCAATGATAGAAGAAAATACGTATGACGTTGTTTTTGCTGTTATTTGCTTTCAGCATATTTGTTCTCACGAGATTAGATTTAATATTCTTAAAGACATTTATCGAGTCCTAAAACCGGGAGGAAAGCTTTGCTTCCAAATGGGACACGGGGGCAAAGACGGAATTCCTACTGCTGGATATTTCGATGACATATTTGATGCGGCAAGCACTAACGGGCATGCGGACGTAAGCATTACAGAAGAAGCAGACATACAAAAGGACCTCGTTGACGAGATTGGGTATACCAACTACAGGTCAGATATCAGAGATACCGGCCCTGGAGACAATCACAGAAACTGGATATGGATTCAGGTTGAAAAATGAAATTGATTGCTCATCGAGGCAACACGTCTGGCCCAAATCCGGAAACAGAAAACACCACCTCAGCAATTGACGAAGCTCTATCTCAAGGTTTTGACTCAGAAATAGATGTATGGATGTTTCATGGAAAGATTTTTCTTGGGCATGATTCTCCTTCTTTTGAGATAGACCCAGAATGGGTAGAAGAGAGAAGACACAAACTCTGGGTCCACTGCAAAAACACTGAAGCTTTGGGGTATTTCACGGAAAAAGGGTTTAACTGCTTCTTTCATGACATAGACGCGTACACGCTGACGCTTGACGGCTTTGTTTGGGCATATCCAGGGATGCCAGCAGCAGGGAACAAATGCATAGCCGTTATGCCGGAATACGTATCTGACGTGATGGAATACGATTTGTCAAAATACTTTGGTGTTTGTTCGGACTACCTTCTAGATATAAGTGCATCTGTTTTATGAGCGACGGACTTCTGCATAACCTGGGTCTAAAGTACGGAACCGACAAGTCGACGTATCACTTATATATGGACGTTTATGAGCGTCATATACAGAGAGATTTGGTTAAAAACCTGCTTGAAATTGGGGTACAAGGCGGCTATTCCCTCAGGGCTTGGCGGGAATGGCTTCCCGAAGAATCCCTGGTTCACGGATGGGATATAGACGAGATACCGCAAATAGCAGGATGCTCAATATCAAAAGTTGACCAAAGCGACAGAAAGCAGATTGAGTCAGCTGTAAACGGCCAGATATATGACGTAATAATTGATGACGGTGGACACACCCCTAAATTAATGGAGACGTCTTTTTCTTTTTTATTTAAGTATTCAAAGATTTATATAATAGAAGACCTTCATGCATGGTGGCTTGGATACAAGGATGTAGACGATAAACCTACTGTCGATTTACTAGAAAACATAAACAAAACCGGGTGGTTGTCAAAGTATTCTTCTCCAGAAGAATCTGAATACATAAAGAAAAACGCAAAAGTTGCTGAAATTTTTTATCGAGGCAGCCGAGAAAACCCAACTTCAATGACAGCAGTCATTTACAACAAGGAGCGCTACGTTGATTAAAGAAATAGATTACAGCAAACATTTTGTTATTGGAACCCCTCTAGTTCCATGGAAATGTGAGGCCGGAGAGCACCTGGATTGGATTTCAAACAGGGCTCAAATCATCGAAAAGTTTCCAAACGTTAAATGGTTTGCCGCACTTGAGACAGATGCGCGCGGCGTTGAACCATTCCACGAAGTCGTTACCGCGCTTCGCGAAGTCAATGGTGATTATTGGACCTACTCAATAAACGACATGCAGGCAGAAGTTACTTCTAGTAATAGATGGATTCGTATAGAAACTGGCCGCAACTTAATTCGAGAATTTGCCCAAAGACACAGGGTTACCTCTGGACACCACTGGGGAGAGGACTGCACTGAAGAGAACATTGGGGTAGTGAATTACCAAGCAATCCTTTATGTCGACTCAGACATACAGCTAACAGTAGAAATTATTGAAAAAATGCTTGAGGTAGATAGACCTCTGGTTGGGGCAAACGTTGGGGCTTACTGCTTGTCTGGAAAAGTAATAAGTGAAAACCCTCCAATTGAAGAACACTGGACTACAGCCGGTTGTCTTCTTGTTAATTCGCCAGCTTTTTACGACCTCCCGTGGTTTCATAACTCGTATCTAAACCTAAGTGACGACCCTTCGTTTCAATCAATGGCGGAACGCCTGATGATGAGGGTTGGTGTTGAGAATCTTGACACACCATACGGGATGACTTGGGTGAGAAAAGACTTGGATGTTCAACATAAAGGCAGACTAAGCCCTATTGAAGAAAGAAACATTCCCAAGAGGGATATTTAATTGCATACATTATAAATAGCATGATGTAAAATTGTCTCTGTCGGGAGAGGACAGAGATTGAGGATTGGCAAAAGAACAATAGGGCTGCGTCCTGGCGCATGGGTTATTTTACCTGTGCTTATTCTTTCGTTTTTTGCTCCTCCGACGTTCAGTTCTAAAGCGTCAACAGTTATCACGAATGGCGGATTCAACGGTTCTGACGGCTGGACCATAGTCCAGAACGGTGGAAGCGGAATGGCTTTCAATAGCGCCCTTCAGTTTTCTTATGCAACTGGAGAAGTTAGCCAATCTTTTGCAGTAGAACCAAACGAAACTGTAGAAATCTCGTTTACTGTTGACAACTCAACCACTAATAGTGTTGGTCAGGGAGCGATTGCCGACACATGGAACGCCTCGCTTACTGCCGGTGCAACAGTGGTGAGCGTGGGAAGGTCGACGGCCCACAACCAAGAAACTTTCACATTGTCACTAAGTGTCCCAACCGGAGTTTCTTCTGCGACCTTGAACTTCAGTGGAATGGATAATGGGTTCTGGTCAGGGGTCTACGGACCAATAGTCGACAGCGTTTCGGCCAACATAACGCCAGCCCCCTTTATTGCTACAGGATACCCAGCAGACCAGCAGTGGGAAGCTGTTACTTACGGCGCTGGAAAGTTTGTGGCTGTTGCTTCCTCTGGTAGCGGTAACCGTGTCATGACTTCAACAAACGGTAATTATTGGACCTCGCGGACCTCTGCTTCCGATAGCAACTGGCAGGGAATCACTTATGCAGATAACCAGTTTGTTGCGGTTGGGTCGAATGCTGTAATGACATCGCCTGACGGAATTACATGGACATCACGAACTGCACCAAACGGAGAGTGGCAAGCAATCACAAACTGCGGTGGCCTTTATGTTGCTACTGCAACTTGGGGAAGCAACTATATTATGTCCTCGCCCGACGGAATTGATTGGACCGTTCGCACACCCTCTACGGCATGGTCACATGACGCGGTTGCTTGCAGCGCAGAAGTTCCACGGTTTGTTTCTGTTTCAATGTTCGGAAGAGGGTGGTCTTCCGCTAATGGAACAACTCTTTGGTCAACACAAAACCCTGGTGCGATAGTCGACATCCGAACAGTTGCGTTTGGCAACGGACGTTTCTCGTGGCTTGAATACAGCACAAATGCTGGAAATAGATATGGTGCTTACTCTACTAACGGAGTTAACTGGACCAACACCGCAAGTGCTCCAGCCAACCAGTGGAAATACATAACATATGGTGGAAACAAGTTTATTGCCGTAGCAGAAGGTGGAGTAAATTCTCGCTCTGCTTATTCAACCGATGGTGCAAACTGGACGCTTGGTTCTGGCGTACCAAACAACTCATGGCAAGGTGTTGCTTATGGGGCGGGAAAATACGTTGCTGTAGCAAACTCTGGCACAGGAAACAGAGTAATGACCTCCACTAATGGGCAGTCATGGGAAAGTCTTTCTGTCAGCTACTTCAACGCGGTAAGCAACTTAACTGCGACGGCAAACAATGACGGAAGCGTAACTCTCAACTGGGATGCACCAGAAGCAAGCAACACAGAAATATATGGATACTCGGTCAATTTTGTGGACTACGACGATGGCGTAGAGCGTGGCGGGTGGGGTGTTTGGACAGCTGCCGTAAATACCTCTTATTTACTTAGTGATTCCATGTTTAACGGAAGTGCTTCAGTTACTACTGGGTATGGCCCTGTCCGCTTCAAGGTTTACGCAATGAATGGTCCATGTGTGGGTGTTGGTACTGGTTCCTGCATGTACGGCCCAAGCACCAGCGCGGATGCAATTGTTCTTGAACCAGTTCCACCTACCACTACGACCACCAGCAGCACTAGTACAACCAGTACATCAATAGTGCCCACAACGACCACAAGCACAACAATAGTTTCACCTATTAATGATACAACAACTACCGAACCAGATATTGTCCCTCCTCCCATTGAAACACTTCCAACAGATAACACCACTGTCTCAATTCCCGAGTTAGACCCAACTCCAGTTTCAACGCCAGAACTAGACCCAACTCCAGTTTCAACGCCAGAAATAGAAACAACAGTTACAACAATTTCGCCAACTACTACAACCGTAATTGAAACAATATTTGATACACCAGTGGAGGTACCCCCAGTTGAGACACCCACGAGCGAAGGTAACACCGAAGGTGATGGACCCGCCACCTCGGTACCACAATATGCCCCAGAACAAGAGACAACAACACAAACGGACGAGCCGCCGATAGTAGTTCCGGAAGACACCCAAGAAGCAGCCGACGCTGCAGTTGCAGACATTTTTGACGGCCCTATGTCTGATACAGGACTTGCAAATGCAGTTGACGATTTGGTTGCAGATGCCGGAACCCCAGAAGAACTCACTGCTGTAGTTAATTCACTTCTTGACCAAGAACTAACAGACACGCAGTTTTCTACAGTTATTGATTCAGTGTTTGACGGACCCATGTCTGACGAAAACTTTTCTGCTGCAGTTGATGCTGTCTTTACAGATACTTCTGCATTAAGCGACGAACAGTTTGACACTGCAGTGCAAGCAGTGTTTGATGGGCCTTTGTCAACCGAACAGTTTGGCGATGCTCTTGAGGCAGTTTTTGACGAACCGATTTCTGATGAGAAATTCGATGCCATTATTGATGCCGTTTTAGATGAACCACTTTCTGACGAACAGTTTGAAGAACTTGTTGGTGTTCTGGAATCAGACGCAGTTACAGAAGAACAAGTAGCTGCCGCAGTTGACTCGGTTATTGAAGGCGGCGTTACAGAAGACCAAGCTACAGAACTTGCGACAAGCGCAAAAGTCTTGGAGAGTATCGACGGCGAACAGGCAGCAGAAATCTTTGATGCTGTGGATATCTCAAACGTAACACCAGAAGAGGCTGCGGCCTTAGTTGAGGCTGTTCAGGACGCACCAACCGAAGTCAGAGAATCAATGGAATCGGAAATTAACGTATTCGATGGCGCTATTGACACGTATGTGCCACTTGGTTCTGCTGTTGACGTTGGAACACGAAGAGTGGTTGTAGCAGCAGCGACTGCTGCAATGGGTATGACCATGGCAGGTGGGGCTCCATCTGCACCGTCTGCACCAAGCGGTCCAAGCGGTAGTGGTGGAGGCGGCGGCGAAGGCGGCGGTGGACCATCTGAAAATAAAAAAACTTCTAATAGGAGGAGAATAAAGTGAAAGCTTTAAAAAAAATAGCAAAAGAGTTCCATTCACTTGCATGGACGCTCGCAGGTGCGGTAACGGTTTTGATAACCCTTTCCGGAGATACAAGAACAATGGGTGCATGGATTTCGGGCATTGCCTTAACTGTTCACTTGCTTGGAATTGTATTTAAAAAGGAAGATTAATGATTACAGATAAGTTTATAAAAAAACTTACCCAAGGAGTAGCATTTTTCTTAATTGCTGTTGGCGTAAGCGCGTTACCTATTAATTATTCTTCCGACAGTGGGGTTTTGATTTCAGGAAGCGCAGCTCGTGCAACAACTGGCGGCGGACCAATCGTTCTTGATGGTATGGACCCCGTTTGCCACTCTGGCGGAGAAAATACCGGCTTATATATTGCTCGTGTACTAAAGAAAGTTCACGATGGTGCAACTAACCCAAACAACGGCCGCATTGCAATCCTTGGTTCAAACGGAACAAATAACTCATGCGGTTCATCGTGGGCAACCAAAATTACCCAATACGTATCAGAGTTCACAACAGCACCTGGTGTTGATTTCTATACAACAAATACTCAAATAGAAACATTTTTTGCTTCAACAATCACTTCCGCACAGCCAGCATTAATCTGGATTCCAGACAACTGGTCTCGCTCTTCAGTAATTGAAGCAACATTCACAACAAACGCTGAAAAAATTGCCGACTTCGTTAACTCTGGTGGTGGTTTGTTTGCAAACATGGGTTCATATGGTTGGCTTAGCGCACTGCTCCCAAGCGCCACCTACAACAACGGTGGTTGTAACGGTGGACCAGACGCAACGGCCGATGGCATTGCGGACTTTGCATTAAGCAACTCAATAGTTGCGGCCTGTTGGCATGGATACTTCACTGGAAACGTAGGGACACTAAAGACTCTTGTTGATTACCCATACCCAACTGCTTCAAGTACCAGAAAAGCAGTGTCTATTGGTGGTGGGTCTGTATCGCTTCCTAGTTCTTTCACTCTTGCTATTAGTCCAACTACTCCAAATGCTGGAGAAGACCTAACTATTACCGCTACTGCACAGACACTTGCTGGAGTCCCTCAGTCTGGAGTCACGGTTACGGTTACTGTCAGCAGTGGCCCAGATGCAGGGCAAACACTAACTGCCACCACTAACGCAAGTGGCGTAGCGACATTAACGGTAAGAACAAACTCAACCGGAACTGCCGTCTACACGGCTACGGCTACGGTCAACGGTGTAGCCAAGACGGTTTCAGCAACAGTTTCTTGGAATCCTCCAACCACAACAACAGCTGCTCCTACTACCAGTACTACTAGTACTACCAGTACCACAACTAGTACTGCTGCTCCAAGTACCACAACTAGTACTGCTGCTCCAAGTACTACAACTAGCGTTGCTCCAAGTACTACGGTTGCCATTGCTCCAAGCACTACAATAAAAGTTGTACCTAGTACTACTGTTGCTGAAGCCATAGCCCCAACTACTTCGATTATAGAAACAACAGTTCCTGTAGTCGCTGAAGTTACGACAACTACAGTTCACGACCACGGAACACATAGTCATGATTTGCCTAAAACAGGTGGAGCATTTACCAAGAGTCTTCTACTAGGTTTGTCGTCAATACTTTTTGGAATACTTACACTTATATATATAAGGCGTAAGGAATCAAAAAAATAAATAGTTACTTCTATTTGTAGCCCTTTATTTAGGGGTGCGTTTTAATGAGGTACAATGTGGGAGCGTTTTTATGATACAAAACGGTCGCACAACCACATGCACGGAGACTTTTATGCCAAGAAAATATTCCTATTATCCAAGTTTTGACGGAAAAGGCGCACAACCTGGCACGGAAAAACTCGTTGCGCTTTGTGCGGCTAGGTGGAAAACTTCCAATATGGGAATTTATTCTCCAAGATTGATGAGAAATTCCAAGACAGAGGGTAAGAAGATTGGCGACCCAGGCATGGAGAAGTTCCTGAGCGTTCACGCAACTGGAGCCGCATGTGACGTTGGTTACAAAGACCGCAAGGTTGGCGTTGAAATGTGGAACTGGTTTATTAAGTACACCAAGGAACTCGGCATTGAAGAAATTCACGACTACGCATTTGACGCAACCCCAAAGGACAAAGACAAGGGCTATGGAAGAGGCTTCAGGTGCTCCCGCGGCGAAAACGAGGCTGGGGTAAAGATTTTTAGTGAATCTGACAATGCTGGTTCATTCGGCGGTTTTTGGTTGCATTTAGAACTTTCACCAGAAATGGCAAAAGACGCAGCAAAGTTTGAAGCAGCATGGCGTGCCCTTCCAAAGCCTGGTGCATGATTCAGAATGGAAGCAATCACAGTTGCTCTCATCACGGTAGTCGGTGCCGTACTAGTTGCCCTTGTTGAAAAAGGACGACGCGAAAACAAATCTGACCATGGAGTTGTTTCAGAAAAGCTTGACATTATTGGCAAAAGTCTTGGAAGGTCAATCGACCGTGTTGAAGAGACCGTTGTTCGTAACGAAGTAAAGCTTGACCAACATATTCGTGACCATGTAAAAGGGAACGTGTAATGCGTACTGTTTCTTTTTTTGCCGGACTACTGATTGTTGGCGCGGTGGCTTTGGCTTCTTTGCTCGCTGTCGTGTGGATTGAGGCTGTAAAAATCAGCAATAGAGATAGTGAAATATAATGGCTCCCAAAAAACCCGCCAAACCAGTAGCAGGACAAATCAAGCAAATAGTTCAGGACCCAGCCATATACGGCACTCAAGTTCTGTTTCTTGGTTCTAAAGGTTCTTCTTCTATTTGTGCCAAATGCGGCAAGTCAACAACTAGAGGAATGATTCGCATAAAAAACGAAAAAAATTATTGTTCAAAAGGATGTGCTTTTTCGTCATAAAAGCAATATCTAAAAACATGGGCCAGGGGATTGGCTCTAAATGGAGAGAAAATGAAAAAAGAATTATTTCTAAATATCATAATGCGCATTTTTGCTACCTTTGCTGCATCTGGTCTTGGGGTTATTGGAGCGGGAACAATCGCTGGAGTCCCCGTGTGGAAGTCAATTTTTATGGCAGGCATAGCCGGAGTGGCTACAGTCGTAGAGGGGCTATCGAGAGCTTTCCTCGATGATGGCAAACTGACAACAAAAGAGATAAACGCTGTCTTTTCTCGTTTCGACAAAAAAGGCTCGGCTGTCACCGAAGAAGAGATTGACAACCATGAGCAGAACGTTATTAAGAAAAGAACGGCTATCAAAGATACTTCTGCCTCAGTGTAAGGAAGAATGGTAAATTGGGTTTAGGCCTTGCCGACTGTAAAGGGATGCGGCTATTTTTTCAAATTTATCCGAATTGACTTACCATGAGTAGACATGAAGAGCTTCAGCAGGTCTGGCACAATGACGGCCACAAGATTGAACTCAGAATCAATAAAGCGGAATTAGAAGTTCTATCCACGCTTTGCCCCCACGAAGACAGTTCACCATGTAAAAACATGGCTGGTGACTGTGTAGTGACTTGGTTTATTAATCGCTTTGGCATGGAGTGCAATGGGGGGATATGTCCACCCGTAGAGTTCCTTGACATCTCGTGGACCATAGTGGGAGACATCAACAACTTTGACTCATGTCAAGTTTGGTTCATGCCGCTGAGTGACGACATCTTTAGCGCGTGGATGATTTCTAATTCAATGGAAGAACTGGGTTAGGTTTAATCTTTTTTCTTTTTGTTGATGCAACATTTTTGATTCTGTTTCTTTCAATAAGCCTTGAATACATTTCATCCAACACCTTCTCTTCAGCATCAAGAACCTTGTCGTCCATTGGGAGACCCAAATTGGACGAAGCAGAAAGCTGCTCCTGAGCGAGTATTGTAAATTTCGCGCCTATATCTTGCCTCATCTTGATTCTGTGCTCAGAGACAGCCTCCACCATGGCTCTCGTGCCATCTGGGGTAATCCGGTACAGCCCGATTGTCTTAAAATTTTCATCTTTTAACGAACCGATTCGCTGGATTAACTTTTTAACCTGAAGCTCGGTGATGGTCCGCCCAGAAAGTTCTACATGTTTTTCTTTAGGTCTAAAAAGACCTGCCAGACAGTTTGCCAAAGAGCGAGACGTGAAGCCTTCAAACCCTTTCATCTTGGCATACGAGAGTGCTTTGTATTGTCTCGATGAATAACTAAGTAGAACTTTTTCATGACTCATTACATGAGTATCGTATTAGAAAACTTCTTCTTCTGCAACTTCAGGACGCGTACTGTCTTTGTTTATTTCTGTGATAGCAGACAATAAGTTACGTATATCAGGCTGATTTGTTATTAATTTTTTATTACAACGATAGACATTTTGTCGATTGACTTTTGTCTTTGTAATTAGTCCTGCATTTATAAGGCTTTTAAGAGTTTTGTCAATCATGGTTTCACTTAAATCAAGATAAACCGAAATAGCTCTTATTGTCATCTCTTGGTCTTGCATGATTGAAATCAATACTCTTCCCGAAGTAGATAAGAGACTTACCTCGTGTTCCTGGTGGTAGCGGAGTATTTTCTTGGTGTCAAGAGCTTGCATCACTTTTTCAATAGCAACGTCGCTTTCTTCCCCTTTGGACAGCGCGTCTTCAAGCGCCTTTTTTATTTCATTGATTTTCTGAGACCTCATGAGATACCTGTACCTGCGTAGTCTGATGGTGTAGTGTGTGCGATAACGGTGTGACCGCAATTGAGAACACTACTTAAAAAAATGACCACGACAGTGACAATAGCAGATAAAGGGAAACCATGCTCAGTGATAGCCTCCAAAAATTAATGAAAAGCCCCACTGGTACAGGAAGGGACTGCAAGCTCGGAATGATTATTAATTCTTTAGATAAAGAAACTTCCGAAGTATTGACAGAAGCCTTAAGCAGCAACGCTTCCACGATGGGTTTGGTACGAGCATTAAAAGAAGAGGGAATCTACCTGAGTAGGGAATA